ATATTGATGGTCTTAAAAAAGGCTTAGATGACGCAAACAAGGTAGTAAATAAATCAGCCGATCAGATTGCAGATTTTGGCAAAAAGGCTGCTTTGGCTTTTGCCGCTGCCGGTGCTGCCGTTGGCGCATTTGCCGTATCTGCTGCCAAGGCTGCTGCCCAAGATGAATCAGCACGCAAGAAACTTGAACAAACTATCCGATCAAATACTCAGGCCACAGAGGATCAGATTGCAGCGATCGATACTTATATCACCAAGCAATCTATTGCTACGGCTACTACAGATGATGTTTTAAGGCCAGCCTTAAGCCGTTTGATTAGATCAACTCAAGATGTAACAAAAGCCCAAGAATTATTAAGTCTTGCTCAAGAAATATCAACAGCAACAGGCAAGCCATTAGAATCAGTTACCAATGCTTTAGGTAAAGCCTATGACGGAAGCAATACAGCCCTTGGAAAACTCAATCTTGGTATTGATCAAAGCACTCTCAAAACTAAATCATTTGATGAGATTACAAAAGAATTGGCCAAGACTTATGATGGATTTGTCAAAAATGAAGCCACAAATGCTGAATTTAAGTTTAAACAATTAACTATTGCTTTAGATGAAACTAGAGAGCAAATTGGCGTTGCATTGCTTCCAATTGTAAAAGAATTTGCTGATTATTTACTTGCCACAGTTGTTCCTAATGTTCAGGCATTGGCTGCTGGCTTAACTGGCGATAATAGCGTTACAGCCGGTATCACAGATGCAACAAAAGGTGCTTATGCTTTTGGCCAACAATTAAGATCCACTATTGAATTTATTATTAGCATAAAAGATGAATTATTAATACTTGGTGGAATTATTGCCACAGTTTTCGTTGCAAACAAAATAATTGCTTTTGTAGCAGCAGTTCAAACATTAATCAATGCAATGGTTGCTTTAAGAGCAGCAGCAACCGCTGCAAGCGTGGCAACCGCTTTTGCAACTGGTGGAGGATCTATTGCCGCCGGTGCCGTTGCTTTGGCTGCCGCTGGTATCGCAACTGGAGTTGTGAGTAGTGCAGTTTCTGGAGGCAATGCTGCAAACGCTGCATCAACTGCTTCTGCCGGTCAATTAGCCACCGCAGCAGCAAGGGCTGGCACGACAGTAAATAACATCACAGTTCAATCAGTAGATCCGGAGGGATCTGCCAGAGCCGTTGCCAAAGTATTAAATAACAGCGCATCAAGATCAACACCACAACTTTACAATGGTGGAATCACTAGGGCTAGATAATGAGTCAATTTACACCTGAATGGAAATTGAGCATTAATGGAATTGAATACACCGATGTAACAATTGCTGATTTGGCGCATCAAGCAGGTCGAGAAGATATTTACGCCCAACCAACTCCATCTTATATTCAAATCACATTGGTGGCTCTAAACAACGAAAATTATAATTTTCAAATTAATGATGGAGTTACGCTTCAAATTAAAGACAGTACAAACACTTTTAAAACTTTATTTGGTGGCAATATCACAGACATTACAGCCGAAGTTGCTTCAGCAAGTAGCCTTACAGAAACTTTTGCATATACCATCATTGCCTTAGGTTCATTGGCCAAATTGCCAAAAGTTATCTATAACGGCACATTGGCTCAAGATGATGACGGCGATCAAATGTATGAATTGCTTGCTGATCTATTTTTAAATAATTGGAATGAAGTACCAGCAGCGGAAACTTGGTCAGGTTATGATCCAACAATTACTTGGGCAAATGCTGAAAATCTAGGACTTGGTGAGATTGATCGGCCGGGCGTTTATGAAATTACAAATCGAGGGGCTAATTCAGATACTGTCTATAATATTGCAAGCCTCATTGCCGATAGCGCATTTGGCGTGTTGTATGAGGATAGCGAAGGTCGAATTGGTTATGCCGATGCTTTGCACAGGCAGAATTATCTTGCCAATAATGGTTATACCACAATTTCAGCAAACACAGCCATAGGATCAGGATTGAAAGTTTTAACTAGGGGAGCGGATGTTCGCAATGAAATTTTTATTAATTATGGAAACAATTTTGGATCACAGGAAAGTGCAATAGATTTAGACAGTATTGAATTATTTGGTTATAGAGGACAAACTTTTAACACAGTTTTGCATGATTCTGTTGATGCTCAAGCCGTAGCCGATCGTTTTATTGATCTTAGAGCCTACCCAAGAGCCTTATTTGATAGCATCACTTTTCCGTTGATAAATTCAAATATAGATGATGCTGACCGAGATGCCCTGCTTGGAATCTTTATTGGTCAGCCGATACGAATAACAGACTTGCCTGTTCAAATAGCACCTACTCAACAATTTGAGGGGTATGTGGAAGGCTGGCGTTGGAGCACTCGATTCAACGAACTATTTTTAACCATAAATCTGAGTCCGATAGAATTTTCAACTGTTGCGTTGCAATGGGAGCAAGTATCAGCCTCAGAGGCTTGGAACACTCTAAGTGGTACACTTACATGGGAAAATGCGATTGGAGCAGTAGCCTAATATGGCAAACACAACAAATTTTAATTGGGAAACACCAGATGACACAGATCTGGTCAAGGATGGCGCAGCAGCCATCCGCACACTTGGTTCAGCCATTGATACATCTTTGATTGATCTTAAAGGTGGAACAACCGATCAAGTATTGGCTAAAAATTCTAATACTGATATGGATTTTAAGTGGGTAACATCAGATGATGCTAATGCAATTCAAAATGCAATTGTTGATGCTAAAGGAGATATTGTTGCAGCATCCGCTGCTGATACTCCAGCACGCCTTGCAGTAGGAACTGACAATCAAAGATTGGTTGCAGCAAGCGGTGAAACAACTGGTTTAAAATATGTTTCAGATACTCAAAACACAGTTGTTGATGCTAAGGGTGATTTATTAATTGGTAGCGCAGCAGATACTCTTGCAAGATTAGCCGTAGGAACAAATGGTCATGTTTTAACTGCCGATTCAGCAGCAACAAATGGAATTAAATGGGCTGCAACTGCTGGTGGTGGCAAAGTGTTACAAGTTTTACAAGACACAGTTACTGGTATGGTTACCACCACATCAACAAGTTATCAAGATACTGGTTTAGAACAAGCAATTACGCCTGCATCAGCAAGCAATAAAGTTTTAATTATTGCAAATGTTAATGGTTACAACAAACCTGCTGGAAATTCTAACAATGCTGTTAAATTGGAAATTGACAGAGGTGGAACGCAAGTCTTTACTACTAGCGATATTATTGGATACAGCGGTGCTTCCGATCAGGATAGCGGTGCAGTTACTTTAGTTTATTTAGATTCACCTGCAACTACATCGGCAACGACATACAAAATTAGATTTGCTTCTGCGGTTAGCGGGCAATCAGTTGCGGTCAATGCATATAACGCAAGCAATACAGTAAATAGTTCAATCGTAGTAATGGAAATTGGTGCATAATGGAACACAAAGATAAAATAACAGCAATTCAATTTATCAGACCAAATGCAATTTTTACATTAAAAGATGATGTCTTGACTTGGCTTGACGATAATCAAGCAGAGCCAACTAATGCAGAAATTGAGGCAGGTTGGGTTGATTATAACAATTGGAAAAACACGCCAGAGGGAATGAAAACATTATTGCTCTCACGCTTGGGTTTAACTCAACAAGAATTTGACATTCTTTCAGCATAGCCTTGAAAGATTGTGTTGATGAAACCTTGGTTATCTAAAGCGGCTGTTCAGTTGCGTGAGCAGATCGATGATTCCTTCCCAGAGCGTAGCCGTAAGTCTGATGGGTGGATTGGTGATGCTAGACATAGCGCACGAAAAAGCGATCACAACCCCGATGCCACAGCAGGAAATGTTGTCAGAGCAATTGATATTGACAGTCGGCTTTCTGACGACAAAGGGCTTTCAGCATATTTGGCAGATCAGATTCGATCATACGGGAAAACCAATGGTCGCATCAGTTATGTAATTCATCAATCAAAAATTGCTTCACCTATTCTTGGATGGCGTTGGCGCAAATATAAGGGCAATCCCCACAACCACCACATCCATGTCAGTTTTAAAAAAAATCAAGATAAGAATTCCGAATTTTTTCACATACCACTACTAGGAGGCAAGGCATGAAACTATCAAACAAACATAAGGCAGCAATTAAGTCATATTTAAGAGCCGTTGCAGCATCAGGAATTACTGTTGCACTCGCTATCGTGGCAGACATTCATCCAGCCTACGCAACTTTGCTTGGAGCAATTGTTGCACCTATTGCCAAAGCACTTGATCCAAAATCTGGCACCGAGGCTGATTACGGAATCAATGCGAAATGACGGCCAACGAATGGGTTGGTATCGCCGTTGGCGTATGCGCAATCACAACAAGTTTATTCATGGGTCTGCGTTGGGTTATTAAATCCTAATTAGCAGAATTAAAGCCAAACTCAGGAACAAGTATGAAGGATCAAATTACTCGACTTGAACAGCGTGTCGATGATCTATTTGTTTTAATCAGTAAGCGATAATTTTTGTTATGGCGAACACACGCAAACCATCGAAACGCAAAAAGATTAATAGGCGTATCGTTCGCCAAACTCCTGAGCCATTAACAAAGATCGATCAGCATTACATGGCTTTGCATGAATGTTACAAAGCAGCCAGAAAAGCAGGATTCACACCTGAGCACGCTTTCTGGTTGATGACTGAACATAAGACTTTCCCTGATTGGATTGTGGGCGATGGTGGGATAATCCCATCCATAGATCCAACTGACGATGAGGATGACGATTAAAGCCAACCGAAGGTACTTGATAACGCCTGATCTCCAAATTCCATTACATCACCCAAAAGCAGTATCTAATCTCATTAAAATGAGTAA